CGTCGGAGCTACCCGAGGAAGCCGCCCTCGACGAGAGCGCGGAGGAGGTGAAGAACATGGAGTTGAAGGAGGCTCTGGAGCAGCTTGAGGAGTCCAAGGCGACCAACGCCACGCTCACCGAGCAGGTCGGCGAGCTGACGCAGAAGGTCACGACGCTCATCGACGAGCTGGCTCGCTACAAGGAAGGCGAGCTGCTAGCCGAGGCGAAGAAGATTGTGACCGGGCTCGTCTCGAAGTCCGGGCTGCCGGAGATCACACAGGCCCGCCTCGTCGAGTCGCTGTCCGCCGATCCTCTTGTCGTCCTTGGCGATGAGGAGATCACGCTGGACGCCGACGCTCTGACGACCGCAACGGAGGCAGCAGTCAAGTCCGAGGCCGAATACCTCGCATCGCTGTCCGAGTCGGGTCGCATCAAGGGCATGGGGCCCAGCGGGGATGAAGGCGAGAAGCCCGTCTCCGAGGATGAGCTGGCGGAGTCGTTCCGCAAGCTCGGTCTGTCCGAATCCGCCGCCGCCGAGGCGGCACGGGGTCGCTAGAAGGAGGTGTAACGCATGACAACTGCACGGGTCTACAAGGGCGACACGCTCACAATCAACCTTGCCGCCGCCGCCAACTCGGGCGATCCCGTCTCGGTGGGCTTCATCGCGGGCGTTGCCCTGAACAAGTCCCTGACCAGCTCGCCCTACACGGTCGTCATGGCTCGCCGTGGCGTGTTCCGCGTCCCGGTGAAGGGCCACAACGGAGCCGCGAACACAGCAGTCAACATCGGCGACCGGGTGTACCACACCGCCGGAGAGACTTTCGTGGATGTAGACAGCGCGGCCAAGCCGTTCGGCTACGCCCTCGAAGCCGTCACTTCCGGCGCGACCACAACCGTCCGGGTTCTCCTCAACCAGTAGCCTCAAAGGAGGTGAGAACGACATGCCAGAGTTCATGGACTTGATCGAGACGATGCACGGCGAGGCCGCTGACATCAACAAGCTCTTTGGCGAGGGCGTTGGATCGCGCACAGCCAACCACCGCCTTGCAGCCAAGTACGGGCCGGAGAAGTACGGGGCGCTCCTCAAGGAAGCGCTCGACTTCATCGGCGATGTCTACTCGGGCCGTCGCCCGGTCTACCAGCTCCGTGAGGCGCTGGGAACCAGCGACTTCCCGTACCTGTTCGCTGAGGTGATTGACCGCCAGCTTCTCGCGGCCTATCGCGAGACTCCGGCGACCTTCCGCACTTGGGCGCGGGTCAAGACCGTTCCCGACTTCCGCACCGTCAAGCGGAAGTATGTGGACGGCGGGGACGGCGCTCTCGGAACCGTCGCCGAGTACGGCGAGTACCCGCAGGTCGGGCGCACCGAAGGCGAGTACGGCTACTCCGTCAGCAAGTACGGCGCATCCTTCGAGATTTCGTGGGAAACGCTCATCAACGACGATCTCGACGCTCTCAAGGATCAGCCCGCCCGCTTCGGTCGTGCGGCCCGCCGCACCGAGGAGCGCACGGCGACCGCGATGATCTGCGACAGCTCGGGGCCGAACTCGACCTTCTTCGCGAGCGGCAACTACAACCTCATGACCTCATCGTCGGCGCTGTCCGTCGCGACGCTCACCACGGGCGTCGGCAAGTTCGGGCTCCAGACGGACGCCGGTGGCGAGCCGATCTTCAACCAGCCGACGGTGCTCATGGTGCCGCCGCAGTTGGAGGTAACCGCCCTGAACATCCTCAACGCCCTCACCATCGAGGCCACCGACACGGGCGGCACCGCTGCTTCCAAGCTCATCGCAGAGAACTGGATGAAGCAGAAGCTCAAGCTTGTGGTGAACTACTACCTGCCGATCATCAACACCACCAACGGCAGCACGGCTTGGTATCTGTTCGCCGACCCGAACGAGGGCCGGGGAGCAGTCGAGGTCGGCTTCCTGCGCGGGCACGAGGAGCCCGAGGTGTTCATGAAGGCCCCGAACGCCGTGCGCGTGGGCGGCAGCGGCGACCAGTTCGACGGTGACTTCGACCACGACGCCACCTTCTACAAGGTGCGTCATGTCATTGGCGGCACGCGACTTGATCCGAAGTACGCTGTCGCCGCGACGGGTGCCGCGTAGGCCGGGCACCCCAACGGCTAGGAGTTGGTCATGGCAGCGACCTGTGACCTGACGACAGATGTAGGAAGGGCCCGGCTCCTCATCGGGGACAGGGATGTCTCTGATCCGATGTTCTCCGATGAGGAGTTGGCCGCTATCATCGAAGCCGAGGGAGGAAGCGTCTACCTCGGCGCGGCGCTGGCGCTCGATACCATCGCCGTCAACGAAGTGCTCGTGCAGAAGGCCATCACGATTCTCGGACTGACCACGAACGGGCCGAGTGTCGCTGCCGCGTTGGGGCAGCGTGCGGACAAGCTCCGAGAGCTGGATGGCAACGAGATCGTGATGGACTTCGCACAGATGGCGCTCACCGCCAATCAAGTCGTTGACATGTGGGTCGCGGAGAACTGGAACGACTGGAGCAGCTAGTGTCCCGAGGCATCGTCAACCCGAGGCTCGCGCACCACCTCCGTCGGTACTTCGATAAGGTGGCGACGATCTACGCCTTCACGGCGACGGTCAACGGTGTCGGGGAGCAGGTCAAGACTTGGGCCGTGCTCGCCGGGCACGCCGACATCCCCTGTGCTGTCGGAGTGGTAGAAGCTGTCAAGCAAGTGACGGTGGACAACACCGCCGAGCGCTTCGACGGGCTCGCGGTTCTCCTGTCAGTTCAAGCCAGCGCGGTCGATACGACCATGAGGGTGCTCATCGACGACGGCCAGCTCTACGACATCATCGGCGTGAGCCACGCGCAGGTCGGAGAGTTCACCCAGCTACGGGTGAGGGCGGTGTCCTGATGGGCTACCGCTTCAAGAATGTCGTCAATGTGTGCAACTGCTTCGAGACGATCCGCAACAAGCAGCGGGCCCAGCTCGCCGCCGCAACAACGGCGGCGAGCCTTCGCGTTCACGCTCACGCGGTTCGCGTCTGTCCCTACAAGACCGGCAACCTCCGGCGCTCAATCAGCCTCGATCTCGTCGAGTCGAGCCCAACGCGGGTGGTCGTGGCGATTGGGACGGATGTGGAGTACGCGCCGTGGTTGGAGTTCGGCACGAGCCGAATGACACCCCGGCCCTACCTCCGTCCGGCGCTTGAGCTTGAGTCCCGTGGCGTCGTCCGCGATCTCCACACGGCGATCAGGGCGATGCTCCATGCCGGGGCGAGGGGAGGACGCTGATGGCCTCACCTGCCGAGTCCCTTGTGTACCTGCTCACCCACAACGCCGGAGTCACGGCGCTGGTCGGCACGCGCATCCATCCGGGTAAGCTGCCGGACGGGTTCTCGCTCGACGAAGGGACGGACGACCTTCCTGCCATCGCCTACACGCTCGTCACCGAGCGACAGGCCATCGCGCAGAAGATTCGGCGTCCTCACTACCAGTTGACCGTGTTCGCCAAGACCTACACCGACGCGCTGGCCGTAGCCGACGCTTGCCGACTGGCGCTCGATGGCTACGAAGGTGACCCCATCCGGGTCAGCGCCGTGACCAACCAGCACGATAGAATCGATCCCGACCTCGGGCTGTTCATGATCCCGCTCGATGTCGTGTTCCTGCATTACGAGCCCTAGAAGGGGGTGACAAACACTATGCCTCAGACATCCATCCAGCAGTCCAACACGGTTCGGTTCGGCTCTGGCAAGTTCGAGATTGGCGATTCCGTCGGCTCTCTCGTCAATGTCGGTGCCTTCCGAGGCGGCAAGTTCGAGGAAACCTACGAGAAGGTTTCCGTCATGAGCGACAACGCCGGTGAGGTCTACGCGGGCATCAAGAACCACAAGGCGATCCTGTCCTGCGAGCTTATCGAGGTGAACCTTGATGTGCTCGCCAAGGTCAACAAGGGCCTTTCCTCGGTGGCCTTGAACACGACCACACCAGTCGCCATCACCGACGAGTCCGTGACGCTCAACGGCGTCGTGGGAGTCCGGCTCGCTAACAAGAGCGCGTCGGGTGCCATCGTCACGAGCGTCACGGTGACGCACGCCAGCGGAACGCCGACCTACACCCGTGGCACCGACTACGAGCTGATTGTGGACTCGGCTGGCTATACGGTGATTGCTCGCGCCGGAACCGGCTCGCCCGGTATCGCCGACGGGCAGACCGTCCTCGTGGACTACACCTACACGCCAGCCGCCAACCGGCTCTACAAGTCCGGCGGACTCGTGCAGCTCACGCCGCAGGTGGTTCGGTTCACCAACACCCGCGTCTCGGACGACAAGAAGTTCGAGATCACGGTGTTCAAGGCGACCGCCGCCAACGGCATCGCTCTGGAGTTCCCGGCAGACGACGGTGACGATGTGCTCCGCACGCCGATCTCGATGGAGGGCACCTGTCTCACCAGCCGCACGGCGGGTGACCAGTTGTTCGAGATTCTCGACGAGCAGCACGCCACCTAGCGGGAGGGACGAACGACATGACAACGGCCAAAGTGCTCGACCTCGATGCTCTAGTACCCGAGCCCGCGATCCTGCGCTTCAAGGGACGCGAGTTCGATGTCGCCCGTACACCGATGGCGCTTGCCGCCAAGGGCTTCGCTCTGCGTGGTTCGCTCGGAGCAGAGGACGCCGACCAGTTCAGCATCATGGTCGATTTCCTAGCCGAGATTCTTCAACACACCGAGACGAGCAACGATGAGCAGTCCCCGGTCACAAGCAAATGGCTCATGGAGAGCCTGACCACCGCCCAGCTCTCTGCGATGGTGGACTTCATCATGAGCAACGCTTTCGGAGGGCCGGGCGAGGTTGTTGACGCGGGGGAACCTCAAGCCGAGGGGACGGACTAGGATCGTTTCCCCTCGGCTCCCTCGTGGCCCAGCTCTGCCACATGTATAAGTGGCAGATGGGCTATGTGCTGTGGGAGTTGACCTTGCCACAGGCCCTTGCGATGTGGCGTAGGGGCATCGAAATACTGACGGGAGACGACCCGATGCCGCCGGAGACGCCCGATCTGGAGCGTTTCTATGAGTTGTACGGCGATAGCATCAAGCGAGAGTAGTTGACCGCATGTTCGAGCTGTTCGAGAAGCTGGCTGTCGGTGTTGAGGCCGACCTGACACAACTCGACGCCGGGCTTTCACGGGCACAACAGAAGATACGAGGCGTCGATCAGGCGGCGGCGAGCGCGACGACACAGGTTGGCCAAGCCGCTGCCGTGGCGACCCAAGAAGTCATGGGGGCTGGAGAGAAGATGGCCTCCCTCGGATCGCGGCTGTCGTCGGTCGGAACGGCGATGTCGCTCGCTGTCTCCGGCCCGCTCACCGCTCTCGGCATGAAGTTCACAAAGACGGCGATGGATGCTGTCGAGTCCGAGAACCTTGTCGCCGTCACCTTCGGCGAGTATGTAGACGACATTCAGAAGTGGTCGGGTGAGTTGCAAGCGACGCTGGGGCTCTCGGGCGTCCAGCTCCGCAAGAACGCTGGCATGATCTTCACGATGCTCAAGTCGATGAAGCTCGCGCCGGGCCCGGCCAAGGAAATGTCCAAGTCGATCTCAACGCTCGCCTACGACATGGCGAGCTTCTATAACCTCGACCCTGAGGAAGCCTTCGCCAAGCTCCGCTCCGGCCTCGTCGGCGAGATTGAGCCTCTACGGATGCTCGGTATCAATGTCAACGAGAATGTCGTGAAGATGAAGGCGTGGGAAATGGGGATTGGCGACCTCACGATGGAGAACGGCAAGCTCAAGGGCACGCTCACCGAGCAGGAGAAGGTGCAAGCCCGCTACGCCGCGATCCTCGACGCCACCTCCGACGCCCAAGGCGACCTCGCCCGGACAGCGGACTCACCCGCCAACAAGCTCCGCATCTTCCAGCAGCGGGTCGAGGAGTTCGGGATGAAGATAGGCAACATCATCATCCCCGTGCTTACCAAGTTCATGACCTTCTTCCAAGGGATGCTCTCGCTCCTCGACAAGTTGCCCGACAGCGCTCTCCAATGGATCGTCGGCATCGGGGCGGCGCTCGCCGCCGCCGGGCCGCTCCTGCTCGGCCTTGGTCAAGCTCTCACCATGCTCTCGACGCTGTTCGGCACCACAGGTATCGGTGCGACGGTGGGGTCGTTCGCGGCCTTCCTGACCGGCCCGTGGGGCATCGCTATTGCAGCGGTGATCGCCGGGGTCGCGCTCGTAATCGCCAACTTCGGCAAGATTAAGAAGGCGGTGACTGACGCCTACGAGGCGTTCAAGCCCGCCGTCGAGGGCTTCAAGGAAGGGTTCGCGGGTATCGGCTCCGGGCTCTCGAAGGAGGGCGGCATCAAGGGCTGGGCCCAAGACACCGGGTTCGCCATCAGGGAGTTCGTCAAGGCGATCTCGACGGGCGACACCCGAAGCGCCGTCTCGGGGATCGCCGACAAGTTCGACATCCTCGTGAAGAAGGTTCAGGTGGCGGCGAGTGACCAAGGGCTTCGAGGAGTCGCGAGGTCGCTGGTCGCCGTGCAGGATGGGTTCCGCATCTTCTCGAAGCTCATCGGCGCGGTTACCGATGTGTGGGCCGCGTTCGTCGGGGCCGTGAAGCGCATCGACTGGGGCCGTCTCGGGCAGGCTCTCGTCAAGCTCGGCGACGCGCTCATGAACATCTTTGGTGCGCTTTGGAGCGCTATCCGTCCCATCGTCGTGCCGGTCATGAACTTCATCATCGAACTGGGCCGGGCCGTCGGGATGTGGCTCGTGGACAAGATACCGCTCGTGGTCGATGCCATCAGCGGCTTCGTCGAGTGGCTGACCCCGTTCGTGAACGGCATCGCGGACTTCATCGACAGCTCCTCGGAGAGCGTCGGCGGGTTCATCGACAAGGTGGTCGCCTTCTTCAAGCCGATAGGCGACTTCTTCGCGGGCATCTTCGGCGACGCGGCGAAGCAGGTCATGGACTGGTGGCAGGATGTCGCGCCGGATGTCATGGTCATAATCGACCGGCTCGCGCTCGGAGTTCGGATCGCGGCGGGTGCGCTCAAGGCGTTCTGGAAGGTCGCGTCGGAGGCGTTCAAGGCCCTGTGGGAAGCCGTGGGCCCATACCTCATGCCGCTCATCGCGTTCTTGCAGGGCCAGTTCCTCGTCGCCTTCAATGTCGTCAAGTCCGTCGTGGGCGCGTCCTTCCGCATCATCGGAGCGGTGATCTCGGCGGTGATTACCGTCGTGCTCGGCGTCCTCAAGGGCATCATCAAGTTCCTCAAGGGCGACTTCAAGGGCGCGTGGGAGGCCGTGAAGGAGTCCATAATCAAGGCGTTCTCGAAGCTCGGCGAGCGCATGAAGTCCATCGGTGGCGATCTCATCGACGGCATCAAGAAGGGGCTCGAAGCGGGCAAGGAACGCATCAAGCGGGCTCTCCGGGGAGTCGCGGACAAGATTCCCGGCTGGCTCAAGAGCTTCCTCGGCATCAGCTCGCCGTCGAGGGTGATGGCTGCTATCGGTCGGCAGATGATGGACGGCCTCGCGCTCGGTATCGAGCAGGGCGCGGGAGCCGCTCGCTCCGCCCTTTCGGGGGTCTACGGGGAGCTGGGGGCGCTCTCTCCCGCCATCGCTGGCGCTGGGGGCACCACGCGGCCTACGAGCATCACCTACGGAGACACGAACATCAGCATCGAGGCGAAGATCGCCTCGGACATGGACATAGAGTATGTGGCGGAGCGCTTGAACCGATTGGTCGAGGCCAAGAGAAGGGCGGCGGGTGAGCGGTGATCTCCTTCACTTGGGATACGCAGTCCGACACGGCGTTAGGCGTCTCGACGCTCTCTGTCCGGCGTCCGTTCATGCCTGTCCACGAACCCAGGCTCCAAGAGATCGCGGGCCGACCGGGTGCTTACTACACGGGCTATCAGGTCGGAACGCGGGCAATCGAAATCGACATCGCGCTCATCGGCACGAGCGAGTCCGACCTGCGCGACGACACGCGGGCGCTCGCCGCCAACCTCCGGCGTCCGACTCCGAAGGCCCTGTCCTTCTCCGACGAGCCCAACAAGCTCTACTGGGCGTTCCTCGGGGCGGTCGATTGGGACTCCATCGCGCTCTGTGGGGTCGGCACCATCCGCTTCATCTGCGCCGACCCGTTCATCCATGCCACGAGCGCGACCGATAACTCCGTCACCACCGGCGACAACACGATCTCCAACTCGGGCACCGCGCCGACCTACCCGCTGTTGACGCTTACCGCCACACAGGACAGCTCCTTCTTGAAGGTGTCGAACCAGACTGGGAAATACATCCTCATCGGGCAAGCGCCCGACGCCGAGGGCGCAGAGGTCAACGGCTGGGTGGACGACTTCTCCGACGACTGCTCGACGATGGACTGGAGCGCGGGCGGAGCCATCGACAACGGCTCGACGACCGGCGCGGTCATGTCGGCAACCGGCGGCTACTTCTACGCATCGAACTACGGCTCGGTGACGAGCGGGTGGCTCGGGCCGTCGGTGCGCCGGGCGCTCGGGACTGCCGCTACCAACTTCGAGGTCGAGGCTCGCGTCGATCTACGGGCCGTGACTGCCGCCATCGGGCGCATTGAGCTGTACCTGCGCGACACCGGCGGCAACTGCATCGGCAAGATTGGCATGAGGGATGTCCAGACGGGTGACAACTACATCCAAGCCGAAGCCCGAGCCGGGAGTGGGGCGAGCAGCAAGACCTTCTACTCGGGTACGCCGACCAACAAGTACCTGTGGAAGTCCTACAACGAGGGTCGCTTGCTCATCAGCCGGGTAGGCAACCTCTGGACGGCCAAGTTCGGCATCTACAACACCGGCACAAAGGAGTGGAGTTCACGGCTCACAAAGGAGTGGGTCGATGCCGCCGGTACTTGGACGGCCCAGCTCACCCATGTCGATCTCCACATCGGGAAGTATAAGACCTTCACCGCGCTCACTAACGCCTACATCAAGCATGTGTGGGCCCGGCGCTACACCGCACCGGGCGCTACCGAGACGCCGAAGGTTATCAAGAGCGGCGACGAGATCGTGATTGACTTCTCGCGCAACCGCATCCTCCGCAACGGGGAGCCGTGGCTTACCGAGTTGCAGGTCGGGAGTCAGTTCTTCCCGCTCGACCCCGGCTCCAACACCTTCACTATCGAGAGCGGCGGGACAATCAGCTCGGGCCACCTGTATGTGACCCCTCGGTGGTGGTGACATGCTCGCGAACTCTCTCTGGATTCTGAACCCGGAGGATCGCGTCGTCGCCGTCCTGACGAATGAGAACTCGTCGGCCTGTCCATTCACCAAGGACATGCTCGCCGAGCAGCTTGGGGCCTACCAAGTCCTAGAGTTCGAGGCCCCGCTTGACCACGAGGACGCCCAGCACCTCGTCGCGCAGAACCAAGTTGCGATCTACGACGACGACGACGATACCTTCTACCTGTTCGGCATCCGCCGGGTCGATGAGATCGTCGATGCGAACGGCCTTCGCCATCGCAAGGTGTGGGCCGAGTCGGCAGCGACCGAGTTGAACACCGCCATCATCCGACCGCTCATACACACCGGGAAGAAGCCGAGTGAGGCCCTTGCCGCCGTCCTGACCGATACCCGGTGGGATGTCGGGGACTGCTTCACCGACGCAACGAAGTCCTACTCCATCAGCGACTACCCGACGGCCCTCAAGTCGGTGCTCAACTTCGCGGCCCTATGGGAGCTGGAGCCCCGCTTCCGCGTCGAGTTGACCAACGGCAAGGTGACCGGGCGCTTCGTCGATCTACTTGAGCGCCGGGGCAAGGTGACCGGCAAGGTGTTCGAGTATGCCAAGGACTTGAAGGGCGTCCAGCGCACGCAGGACTCCATCCAGCTCTGTACGGCCCTCATCGGCATCGGGGCTAATGTCCGCGAGGGCGTGTTCGTCAACTTCGAGGATGAGGTGTGGACGACTCCCACCAACCCCACGAACAAGCCCGCGAACCAAGACTGGGTAGGCGATGAGGATGCCCGGACGCTCTACGGGCTTCCCGACGCCGGATCGAAGAAGCACATCTTCGGGGTCTATCAGAACCCCGACATCACGACGGCCTCCTACCTTCTGGAGCAGACTTACAAGGCGCTCCAAGAGGTGAAGGAACCGGCCTACTCCTACACCGTCTCGGCGGCGCTCATCGACCGCCTCCCGGCGCAGACGACCGGCGACACAGGCGGTGTCTCCTACGCCCACGAGAAGGTCAGCCTCGGAGACACGGTTCTCGTCAAGGACTTCACGCTCGATCCACCGCTGGCTATCGAGGCCCGCGTCGTCGAGTTGAAGCGGAGCGTCACCGATCCGACGGGTGATGAGGTCACGCTTGGCAAGTTCCGCAAGCTCGTCGTCGAGACACTAGACCCTCGGCAACAGGAGTTGTGGCTGTACCGGCAAGC